GTTAGACATCGGGAATTTATCCAGGATATCAGTTCCACGACAGCTTTCACATTAGCGGCTTACCCAGTCAATCCAGGTATTTCAACTACGTTCCCATGGCTATCTCAGATAGCAGTTAATTTCGAACAGTATTCGTTTGAAGGGCTTATGTTTGAGTTCAAGTCAACATCAGCTGATGCTCTTAACAGCACTAACACAGCTCTCGGTACAGTCATCGCAGCTGCAGATTATAACAGCGCTTCACCTAACTTTATTAACAAGCAACAGATGGAGAATAGTATGTGGGCAGTTTCTGTACCACCCTCACAGTCGGTTTTATGTCCGATTGAGTGTGCTCCAGAGATGAATCCGTTATCAGTTTTGTACGTTAGAAACGGTGGATTATCAGCATCCAATTCAAATATTAATCAATATGATCTCGCTAAGTTCCAACTAGCAACGGTAGGTATGCAGGCAGCAAGCACCATCGGTGAGTTATGGGTTACATATGATGTTGTTTTCAGGAAACCTGCAGTTAATTTCGGTATTAACTCCGCAACCATTTATACTGCTCACTACCATTGTACTGGAGTAGCAGGAGGCACTCCTTTTGGGACGGCCCGGACACAAGTTTACAACAACATCGGAGCGACAGTATCGAACACACTGATCACACTACCGTCGTATGTGTCAGGGAACTTTATGATCATTTGGCAAGCATTTGGTGGTGCTGCTTTAACTGTATCACCAACACCTGTTTTAGTTAACTGTACAGCACTTAATATTCAAGCTGCAGGAACAACTGATTACGTATCGGTTGGAGCTAGCGCAACAGCAGTTCTACAGGCTATTTTGACTGTGAGCGTTCCTCTTTCTAATAACGATTCTACCATCGCTCTTAACAGTGGTGGACCACCAACATCAGCAATCGCAGATATCTTTATCATACAGCTGAACACTAACATCGCTGGTTAAAAATAATAACATATTATGTTATTATCTAACGCGCCGGAGGCGCACTGTCCGCTGGGTAGTGGAGTTTACGGAACTACCCAGGACGCCCGTCGGCGAGACCCAGGAGGTGAGAGAGGTGGCCATGCGCCAGGAGATAGGAGGGCGCGTAGCCCTCCTAACCTCTCCTTTTAGTTTTACTTCTTTTTATTAGGTGTTTGTTTCTTTACTTTCTTGACAGGTTCTTCACTGTCATTATCGTCAGAATCAGAGTCTGATACAGGCTTTTTACTACCCTTAATAGGGATTTTCTTTGACACTGTAGTCTTAACAGAATTTTTAGAGGTTTTGTCTTGGGACAATGTTTGGCACAGTTTGGCATCTGAAGGCATAGTTTGGCACATCTTGGCGAAGCCCTTTGATATTTCGTGTATGTCATCATCACTGTGATAAGAATTTTCTGTCAATGGGCAATCATCGAGAAGGTCCATGTCTACCATGGGATCATCATCATCTTCTTGTGTGTCTACTGTAAAGTGTTCACAATCATCGGTTCCTGGTTCACAATCCTCAAAGGTGATTTTAGCGATATAGTGGATATTCGACCGCTTAGGGTTTTCAAGCACGAACAGGAGCTTGTTGAACACGCATGCAGTACAAAGCTCAAGAACTTGAGGAGTATACCCGTGGAAGGCATCGGCAATCGAGAATGAAGCACTAGACATTGTATATAATATATACAATATAAAAGTTTAACGATGTGGCATATCTCCGTACAGATCAATCTCTTCCTCATCGCGATTAGCGTCCTTAATGACTTTCTTACCATTAAAAATGTTTTTAAACCATCTATCAGTCAATTGATAAATCTGCCACCTATCAATAGTAAGACGTTCTACCTTAGGGTAGAAGTTACTGAAGACGATAACATGTGGTGGATTGAAGTCAATCGCACCACTTTCATACTTCCCAGAGAATACGAAACCACCTTTCAATTGCTCCAGGAGACCAAAGTCTACTGAAGCACCCTCGGAACGAGGAATATCAATCAGAATGATTTTAGGTTCTTTTTTGAACTCTTTAATACCAGCGGCGAGAGCAAATATAACATCAGCTGGTTTACCCATACCCAAGTATACACCTTCAAACTTTCGATTAATGTACTTGCAGAGAAAGGATTTACCATGGTTACCATGTTTATCATATATCCAATGGATTGTACGATCATCAGGTTTTTCGCTAATTATATCAACAATCTCTTGTTGCCAGTCTTTTAGGATGACATCGTTCATCTCATCAACTTCTGGATCTTCAACATCCCAGATGTGTGTTTTACCTATACGAGAAGACTTCTTGGAGCAGTATTTCTTAGCTGCTTTAATGTTATCACATTTCTCAATATGCCATACCTTAGGGCATTTATCTTTTAACTGAGACCATCTAATCTTCTTCTTGAGGTGTATAAACGCTTGATAATGTTTATAACCAACTTCATGTTCCTCACTAGCGATCAGCTTTTCTAGATCGAATACCTTTTCATCCTTCTTGTTCCATACGAATTTATTCAATTCGCCTTGACCCTCCTCTAACTGGAATATATAGTCACGACATTCGCTTTTAAGGAACGTAACAAGGTCCTGAAGCGTAACCGAATCAGCAGGTATAGTCAACACGTAATTTGAGACATTAGAGTCTTGTTTTTTACGTTTGCCTCCCTTCTTAGGTTTTTCTTCATCCTCATCATCCTCATCATCCGAATCAACTACATCACCTGTTTCACCCTCATCTACGATATCAGGTTCATAGAACTCTGAGGCTTCATCATCATCAACTGTTAGGTCGACAATATCATATACATTGTCGAACTGTTCTGCTTCACTATAAGCATACATGGTTTTTTCATCCCAACGGCCAGGCTTAAAATGGCCGAAACCTATAGAGCCCTTGGCTAATCCTAGATTCCTGGAACTCCTGGAACTATTTTTCAAAGTATTCATCGGCAACGATTTTTCATGGTTGTAGATAGTGTTTAACACTACGTTACGGGGGGTGTTAGTATTACCAGACCCCCCGCAACTCTCACCAACCCTGGAACTCCTGGAACTACTTTTACCGGACATTATATACCTCATTAAGTATATAATAATTACTGTCCGGAACGCATCTTAAGCGTGTATTTAATGTGTTTTTCCGATTAAAACGCATCATTAATTTATATTATATTTTCTCATTATATAGAATGCCCTCTTATCGTAGAATCGGATCTCGATCACGTAATGTTTACAGAGGCAGAGGAGCTTATTACAAGCGCCGTACTAATGGCTCAATGACAGGTGGCGCGGTAGCGCACGGACGCGGAGCGTACGCCTTTAAACAACTGCCAGTCGCACGGTATAGGGGACGAGGTAGTTACGCTTCTGATTTTGGTAACAACCTTTATAAGCATCGTCGTGCTATAGCACCACTTGCAGGAGCACTTATCGGAGGTGCTATCGGCGGACTTCCCGGAGCAGGAGCAGGAGCAGGCATCGGTCAGATGATCGCTAAAGGCATGGGTTCATATGCTTTCAAGAAGAATTCTTTGGGTTCAATGACCATTGACCAGGTACCATATATGCACTCGTCAGCTGACGGTTTTCGAGTTAGACATCGGGAATTTATCCAGGATATCAGTTCCACGACAGCTTTCACATTAG